CCACTCTGGAACAGTCTGTCCTGCCCGCGCGTAGTTACCCCACGGTCTGCTTCACGCGACTGATCGGTAAGCTCTGTGTCCAGCCGCTGCTCGACCGCACCGCGCGCATTCGCGATGTCCTGCGCCGCGTTGGTACCGGCACTTGTCGCCACACCGGCGATGTCGTTGAGGGCATTCAGCACACCCTTGCGACGGAACAACTCCCCGTAGGAGTCTGGCTCGCGCGTGGCCTGTGCCACCAGATTCTTCAGCACCGAGTCGAAATCCTGACTGCGGTCACCTATCAGCGTGCTGCGCCGGGGCGCATCGGGCCGGCCTAGACCTTGGGCAGCACCGTAGGCTGGCTGCGAACCAAGCCCCAGTTGGGAAATAGTCCCAGCAGGTACGATGCTGCTCTGTCCTGACAGCTCGCGCGCACGTTGTGGAGTGATGCTCAGGCTCCCTGCGCCACCACGCGCGCCCCGGTCGCCCCACTCCATGTAACCGCCACCTTCAGGCACACGGTCCATCGAGTAAACCGGTGCGGTTTGCCTTGGGGTAGTCGCGATGGGCGCAGGTGCTGCTGGGGCCGGCTGCCCTCGTGAAGGTGTGCGCGTCAGTGCAGGTGCCGGAGCGGCTTGCTCAGGTGAGACGACAGACCGCAAGGTGGGGTAGTTGGAAGATACCCCCCAAGCCCCTGTAGCTCCAGGCGCCGTGGCAGCAGGCGGCGACGGGCGGCGACCGCCGTACAAAAAGCCTTGAGAAAAGTCACTGACAGGACGTACTACCGCACCCGTGACATTCGCCGCGAGATTGGTAATGTCCTCCGCCGGGCGCACAAACGCTTGGCGAACCAGCTCACGAGTACCTGCTCCGACACCCATCGCACCGCCGCCGGCACGATACGCCGCATCACCAATAGCCTCTGATGGCCGTCGCTGATCTACATTCCAGTCAACGAACTTCGGTCGGCGGTTTTTGTCGTCTGTAGCCATGCCACTGCCCTACCAAGAGTCCCAAACAAAGCCGCCGCGACCAAAGCCCCAGGCTGTCGGTGCGAACAACTTGCGCAATGTATCACGTCTGGCCTGCTCCACCATATCGTCGAACGGTGCGCGGAAGGCATTGGCGCCGGAGACGTTGCCCACATCGCTGTCAATATTGCGCAGCGCGCGGTAGGCCGCCCAGTCCAGCAACCCCAGATGGTACTGTTCCGGTACCTCGGGCGAGGCAGACAGGTCGTCCAACGTCAGGGACGCAAGCGGCTTGCGGATGGTGCGCAAGTACACCGTGTCCGTGTAGTCCACCGTCGGCTCAGGGTAGATGCGCAGATGCACGATGCCCGACGCGCCGGACTTGATGTCCAACTGCTCGTCGCTGGCCCACGCGACAGGCCGCCCAGGGGGTAGCTCGGATGTCTCAGGGTCGAACGTCAGGGAGCCGCTGGGGGGCTGGTAGGACGACAGCGCCGAGTGGCCGGTGCGGATCAGGTCACGCGCATCACCCGCGTAGCGTACGGAGATGACTGCCAGTACGGACTTGTGCAGCGTGTAGCCAGCCACACCCGTGGCGAGCTTGACTTGAGTGACGGCAGGGGTCGAGGCGTCGCGCAGTACGAGGCCGATGGTGGCCATGCGCATCTGCGCTTCGTCGATGTAACGTACCAGAGCTTCGTCGGACCACAGCGAGTCAGCAGGTCCAGAGATGAGGCTGGAACTGTCTCTAAGTATTCCCTTCTTCAGCTCGTCCAGCAGCTCTTGCAGTGTCACGAGGGTTAAACACGGCTGTACGGGTACAGTTTCTTGGGTCGGTAATCAATCACTTCCAGCGTCTGCGGGTCAACAACCGGCACAGACGTGACCGCGTTGTTCAGAATCTCCACCACGCCGGGCGGTACGCTGAGTTCCACGCCCGGTTGCAGCATGTAGCCTACACCGTTGTCGCCCACAAACAGGCCGGTCGGAGGGATGTTGTCGTTCTCCTCCAGCACGATCTTGATGCGGCCATCTTCGTCCGACGCAAGCGGCATCTTCAGGTTCGATCTCAACTCAGCCATACCTACTCCTTCAATGCTTTGACAAACGCGCTGTCGTACTCATCTTCCTGAACCAGTTTTTCAAGGTTCTTGCCCAAGAATTTGAGCACGGCGTCCACGTCATTGAACACCATCTCAACATCAGCCGACTCGTACTTGTCGTTCTTTCTGTTGGACTCCACGATCTCGGGGTCGCTGAAGCATACCACGTAGCCATTGACGGCACGCTTTATCGCGACAGATGAATCTCCCATACCCATCATGCTTCAGCCCCCGAGATCACAGAAATCAGCCGATGGCTTCCCATGCGAACGTCTTGCTGGCCACCATCGTCACCGCAGTGAGCGTGAAGGTGCCGTCGGCGTTCACGGTGATGCCGTTGGTGGTCTCCAAGGTAACCGTGCCCGTCGCGACAGTATGGATCGAGCTGGCGGCTGCCATCCCCTCATACCACTCGTCGCTGATACGGTCGGTAACATTGCGGAACCGCACCACACGCGGCACGAACCCCACTGGGATGGTGGCGGCAGCCGCTGTGGCAGAATCAGTAACGATCTTCCCGACAGCGTAGTTGGCGATGCCACCGGTTTGAGTTACCGTATTGGTTGTCAGAGCCATTTCAAATCCCTCACATCAAAAAGGTAGAGGGGCTGAAGTTCAGCCCCTCAGAGTCATCACGCGGTAGCGCCGACCTCAAGTACAGCCATGAACGCCTGCTGCAAGATGACGGTGCCGGTCCAGAACTTGTAGCCGACCGTACCACGCTGCGCCAGAGGATCGCCCGGTGCCGCTTTCGGGTTGACAATCATCGGGGTCATTGCGGACTTGCCCTTCAACGGCACGATCCCGAAGGCGTCGCGACCGAAGATCAGGATCGGGTACACATCCACGAACCCGCCGGTAGCTCGCAAACCGGAGGTACTGACCGCTGCGCCCAGCCCCAAGTAAGGCGCATAGATCGTGCTGGTCAGGAACCGAACCTGCTCCAGAGAACCGATCTCACCTTCCATTGGCGATGTGTGCGGGCCGTAATCCGCGACCACCTTGAAGCCGGGGATAGCCCGCAGATCACTTTCCAGGTCAGGGTGGGCAATCGCAAAGTACGACGCTTCCACCGACTTGGTATTGTAGTCCGGTGTAGACGCGACCACCTGACTGATCTTCTTGGCGTTCTGCCGGTTCAGCCCAGTAGTTGCCCGGCGGAAGTCCGCCAATACAGGGGCGGTGATGATGTTCACACGCCCCGCCACATTGCCAGCACGGAACACGTTCGTGCCTGCCTTCAGCACGTTGAACCGCAGCGTCTCCAGCGTGATCGCCGCAGACTCGCCGAGGATGTCGGTAGCCTGAGACAGTACGTTGTCGGTGTGCGTGTCCTGGATCACATCAGTGATGGTGACGTAATCACCATACTGCGCCAGAGTCACAGTGTAGTCCTGGTTCGCCAGCTTGCGTCCCGCAGGAGTCACGCCTTCGGTCAGAGGCGTGGTAGACACCGGAGTGAAGAAGTTACCTGTGCCAGTACCCGCCGAGCCGGTCGCACCAGTCAGGAAGTATCGGCGCCATTTGGCTGTATTGGTGCTGTTGGTCGGCAGCACATACGTCTGACCGAACTTTTCAGCGTGCAGGTAGGGCATCCCGCGTTTGAGCATCTGTACTTGTGAGTACGCAGCTACAGCGGGAGAGATATCACCATATCCAGTAACATTTGCCATGTCTTAAACCTCAGTTCCAGTTAAGTTATAGCGGCGAACTTGGCGAACGCACCGTCAAAGTCGTTCTTGTCAGGTTCTGCTGCTACGACAGAAGATCGTTTGGAACTGACTGGGGCCAACGCCTGGGCCGCTTTTTTGGCGGGCGGAGGCAGCTCAGTTGCCTGTTGCTTTGATGAGTCTACCACAACACTTCCGGGTGTGTCTTTCTTGTACCGCTCCACCAGGTCGGCAATCTCATCAGAGTTCCCGCCCTGTATAACACGTTGATATGCGTCTCGCAAGTAGGCCGGCTGCGCCCCCACCCACGCGGTGATGGATTCCTGCAACGTGCCGTACTCCGGCACAGCACCCAGCACCTGCGCTGTCTGACGCTCTTGTCGCAGCACCTGCACATCTTGTGTCAGGGGTCGCAGCACCGCTGCCACCTCGTTGAACACGTACTGCACCAGGTCGTTGTACTCGGTGCGGCGCTTCAGTGATTCGGCCTTGGAGACATCGCCCCAGTCCTTCTCGTACTCCGCCAGGAACGTCTGCTCCTCGGGAGTGTAGGGGTTGACAGGCGGTGCGGGAGCGACAGGTGCGGGCGGCGGCTCGGCAGCCTTTGGCTCGGCTGCGCGGGTCTTGTCCAGCAGTTCTTCCAGCTTGGACAGCAGCGCCGTGTCGGGCTTTTCCGCAGGTTTTTCTTCCGGTTTCTCATCGCCCGTCGCTGCACTTCCATCTTCCGCAGCGAGAGGCAGCGCCTCCGCATCTTCCGCCGGAGCTTCGGGTTCCGAAGGTGCAGGTGTCGGAGGGTCAGCCGGTGCGGGCGTCAGTACAGGGAGTTCGTCTGCGCTGAACTTGGTGAACGCATCGTCAAACTCGTTTACTGGAGTGGTTTCTTGGGTATCTGCCATGTCAGCTCACCTGGTATTTGGCTTGTTGTTCCGCGAAAGACGGCTCGGATATCTGCGTTTTCATCGCTTGCAGCAGATGCACCCGCGCCTGCTGGTAAGCATGTCTTTCAGGGGTGCAGTCGATCAACTCTTTGACCGCATCGGTTTCCAGCGCCCCGATCCACTGGAGCACCAGCGTCATCTCGGGAGTCGCGCGGTTGGCCCGCACTTTCTGCCCAAGTTCCGCGATGGTTTGTCTGTCCACCCTCATTGTGGGGGTACTCCTTGCATCATGTCGGGCTGTTCAGTCGCACCCTGCGCCGCACTGGCGGCCATGTCTGCCGATGTCATTTGCCCCAGTATACCTTCAACCGCCTCTATGCGCGATTTCTCGGTAGCCGCCACGTTTTTCTGGCCTTGTGCAATGTTCTTGAACGCGTTGGCCAGCTCGGAGCGTATGGTAGCGCGCATCATCTCATCTTGCAGGTCTTTCTGTTCCTGCATTTCCTGCTGCGCCTGCGCCCGGTTGTTGGCTACCGTAGCTTCACTCAGCAGCATATCCGTCAGATCGCGCACTTCAAACCGTTTCTGCACCAGTTTGCGGGAGTCCACATGCTCCAGCTCGCCTTGCGTCAATGTAGATGCCAACTGGTCCACCTGCATTCCGCGAATCTCTTTGGCAATCAGGCTTGTCGCCCCTCGCGCCACCACGTTGTAGTCCCCTTGTGCTTCAGGGTGTTGCCCCAGCAACCGAGAAAACCACACCAATGATTGTATGACAGACTGCGTAAACTGGTCAAAGTTGCGCACAATGTCCTTGAAGGGTAGTGCCGCATCCCCCCGCAGCATGGACGCCCCGGCAGCGGTACGCAGGGGTTCACTCGGCCCCCGTGACATGTCGCCACCGGTGGCCGGACCTACGAACGACTCGGTGTCCGCGAAGTCCATGAACAGCCGAATGACCTGCAACAGTTCCGAAATGTGGCTGTCGATGGCCACGTTGCGCACTGCCTGCTGTTGCGCGTCCGCCCCTGTCCCTTCCCGATACCAGACCTTGTACGCATGAACCCCTGTCAAGTCTTGGTCAGGCCGCAGCAGGTCCGTGTTCAGCTCCAGGTTGGGTCCACACACCACACTGGCGTTATCCAGCAGCATCCGCGCCGACGCGCACACCGACAACTGGCTGTCACGAATCACTGCCGGCAGGCCGTTGCCCAGCGGGCTGGTGTCGTCCTCGTCGAACGTGAAGGTGTGGACCGTGCGAACCTTCACCCCCAGGTCATGCCACGGGGATGTCATCGCGCCGATGATGTGGTTACCCACCATCCAGACCTCGCCGGGCACCTCGTCCTCGGGGTCTGCGTCACCCATGTCCACGCGCGCTTTCGTCAGGTGCTTGGCCAGCACTGGGCCGTACCATGTCACCACTTCGTAGCGCCCGGTGTCCTTTGGCTCCGCGTTGACGTTGGACTGCACCCCCAGGTTGCGCAACTCGGTGTCAATCTGCCGGGGCTTGTAGTTCCCCCGCACCCCGTCGCGCTCCAGATACTCCTTGATGATGTTCGGGAAGAACCCCTCCCGCTCACCCAGCTTGCGCACCTGCTGCCGGGACAT